AATAACAGCAGACGAAGCAGAAGCTATTGAAAAACATGGCTTGTACAATCTTAGCGAATTCCTTCCTAAGAAACCAAGTGATGTTGAACTTAAAGTTATCAAAGAGATGTTTGAAGCATCAGTTGACGGTCAGGCGTATGACACAGAACGTTGGGGTAGCTACTACCGCCCACGTGGTGTTAGTGCACCAGCAGGCGGCGCAACAGCGGCTCCTGCGACACAAGCTGTAGCACAATCAGCACCTGCGGCATTGACCCCAGCGGCTAGTGCACCAGTTAGCGAGCATGTTGAATCAGTAGATGTACCGTTTGAAACAGATGACGTTGCACCTACAGCACCAGTAGCGGCACCAACAGGTGGCGGCCAACGTGCTGAAGACATCCTTGCAATGATTCGCAATCGTCAAAAAACTAACTAAGTAGTAAACTAGATGTTATCTAGGTTGGATGAAATAATCTATCCTAACCGTTGTGAGGTATTAGAAATAGTACCCTCACAACGGTACATCTACCCCATCTATAAAAACGGCAGTTCAAGTATAACTGAATATGCGCAACAACAAGGTTATAAAACCTTACTAAATCAACAAATAAGTAAACTAACTACAATTGATGTAGTATTACGTAATCCGTTTGATCGTTATATATCAGGTATTAAAACTTTTGTTTATACAACCAAAGCAAATAATACAGAATTAGACGCACCTACTATACTTTGGTTTGCTGAGAATTATCTGTTTCTTAACAGACACTATGCACCACAATTAAGTTGGTTAATTAATCTAAATAGATTTACAAAAGCCAAGTTAAAATTTTATGGAATGGGCCAATTATCGCAGTTCACTCCGCTAAACGTAAAACCGTTTGAAGATGTACCTCTGGTAGACGACATTGTCATTGAACGATTACGTGGCAACATTCACAATGAAATGTATCAACGATTAGATACCCTATTATTAGAACTTATAGGGCAAGAAGTAACATTTCAAGAAGTATTAGAATACTTAGAATCAAAAGATAAAATAGCTTTTCAAAAACTAAAATGCATTGCCCTAGACTAGATCATTTTGTACGTTTTAATCCAGACGGTAGTGTTAGCCGTTGTGGCCATATGACTAGACAACCACGTTTCTCTACATTGACGTTAATGGAAACCAGTGAATGGCTTGCGGGTGTTAAAGACAGTATGGAACAAGGCATATGGCCTGTTGAATGCGAACGCTGTATGGAAACAGAACATATAAACGGTACAAGCATTAGACTAAATGCAATTAAGTTTGACCAAACTCAGACACGGGCAGACTATCTAACAGTGGGCGGAGTGTTGGATAATATATGTAACAGCGCATGTTTAACCTGTAATGAACATTTAAGTACTAAAATTGGCGGGCTTATTTCTAAACACTATGAAATAATAGATAATACAAAAGGTTTTTGGGCATTACCACAAGAACGCATTGTACATTTAGATATTAATGGTGGAGAACCTAGCTATAGTAAAAATTATAAACAAGTGCTGGCCAATCTACCTAAACACGTAAAATCAATTAGACTTAACACAAACTGTAGTACTGTGTTAAAAGAACTAATTCCGTTAATTGAACAAGGCATCGATGTTACAGTAACAGTTAGTCTAGATGGTATTGGCGCGGTGCATGACTTTGTACGTTGGCCAATTAAATGGGATAAATTTTATAAGAATTTAATGACCTATAAGTCAATGCAGGTGCGTTTAAATTTATGGACTACTGTAAGTGCATTAAACATAGATGACCTGCCAAATATTATTGCATTTGCTCAAGATCATAATATAGATCATAGCTACGCATATCTTAAAGAGCCTGCTGAACTAGCAGTTGAAAATAAAAATACGCCAGAGTCCCTAGCATATATACAACGTCAAAAGCAATTACGGGGCATGGAATGAAGGTAGCTATTACAGGAGGTACAGCAGGCATTGGGTTAGCATTGGCTAATCTATTCGAAGCAAACGGACATGAAGTATTGGCACTGAGTCGACGCAACGGTTATAATATCCGTAGTCTGCCAAAAGTAGCAGGTACTGTTGAATCGTGTGATATGTTTATTAACAATGCGCAAGCTGGGTTTGTACAAACTGAATTGCTATTTGAAATATGGCGCCGATGGCAAGGACAGAAAAAATATATTGTAAATGTAGGCACCCAGATGACTGATTTATTTTTACCGCCCAAGGTAGAGTGGGATGAATACATAATACAAAAGAAAGCATTAGATCTAGCAACACAATTATTAGAGCAACGAAGTGAATGGCCTAGATTGCTATTAGTAAGACCGGGTAATATAGCCACTCAACCGGGGCAACAACCACCAGAATATATGAATGTAGACAATTATGCCCAAGGAGTATACGAGTGGATAGTAAAGAATATCTAACTAATAAATCATTCTGCCCTATTCCGTGGACTGGATTCATGTACAACTCTAATGGCGACATTATGAATTGTATTCGCAGTCAAACTGCAATCGGTAATCTTAAAGATACCGGTATACATGATATCCTATCAGCTAATACAACAACTAAGCAGAATATGCTAGATCGCAAAGCAGGGATAGGATGCAATGGTTGTTATAGTTTAGAATACGACAAGAAGAGCTTTGATATTATTAGCGACCGCGTATTTTATTTGAAAGAGTTAAAAAATGTAGATAAAACCATATATGACAATGTAGATGCTTTTGACCTGCATCAAATTGATATTCGATGGAGTAACGTTTGTAATTTTGCCTGTATCTATTGTAGTCCAGAGTATTCTAGCAAATTGGCTACTGAACTTAATATTAACATACAGCATCCAAATAATGAGCGTATTGCTGAACTAAAAGAATATATTTTTAATAATGCACATCAATTAAAACATGTTTATATGGCAGGCGGTGAGCCGTTGCTAATGAAAGAAAATTTAGAACTGTTGGCTATTCTTAAAGAGAAAAATCCCACAGTAAACTTACGGGTTAATACAAACTTAAGTAAAGTTGATACACGTGTATTTGAAACAATATGCGAATTTCCTAATGTGCATTGGACAGTAAGTATCGACGAGCTAGGGGATGAATTTGAGTATGTAAGATACGGTAGTAACTGGCAGGATTTTTTGGATAACCTAGAAACTATTAGAAAATTTGATCATAAAATTTCATTTAATATGCTACATCATATATTAAATTATATGTCAATATTTGATAGTATTAGGTTTTTACAAAACTTAGGATTTCATAGTAATAGTTTTATTGTTGGACCGTTGCTGGCTCCTGCGTATTTAAATGTTAGACACTTACCTGATCATATGCTATATACAATACAACAAGAATTAGACGAGTGGATTAGCCAAAAACCTGGTTATCTACTTGAAAACAGCCTAAGAAATATGTTACAATACATAAAAACACCTATAGTGAAGAACATGGAGTACTGTCTACAAGAAATTGCTAAAATAGATCAGCGACGAGGATTAGATAGTAAGCAAGTATTTAAAAATTTTTATAGTTTAATAGAAGAGGGCAAATAATTATGGCAAAACCATTTGATATTAGTAAGTTTAGAAAGAGTATTACCAAAAGCATTGAAGGATTAGGTATCGGCTTTAACGACCCAACAGATTGGATCTCAACAGGCAACTACACATTAAACTATCTACTAAGCGGAGACTTTAACAAAGGTATTCCGATGGGTAAAGTAACTGTGTTTGCTGGTGAATCAGGCGCAGGTAAATCATTTATCTGTTCAGGCAACATTGTACGTCATGCACAAGAGCAAGGTATCTATGTAATCTTAATTGATACAGAAAACGCACTTGACGAAGCATGGTTACACGCACTAGGTGTAGATACAGACGAAAGCAAGTTACTTAAACTTAACATGGCCATGATTGATGATGTGGCTAAAGTTATCAGTGATTTTGTTAAAGAGTATCGTACACTTCCAGAAGAAGACCGTCCCAAAGTATTGTTTGTTCTAGACAGCTTAGGTATGATGTTAACTCCAACAGACGTTAACCAGTTTGAAGCAGGCGAAATGAAAGGTGATATGGGCCGTAAACCTAAAGCACTTACAGCACTTGTACGTAACTGCGTAAACATGTTTGGTACATTAAACTTAGGTCTGGTAGCAACTAACCATACTTACGCAAGTCAAGATATGTTTGACCCGGATGATAAAATTTCAGGTGGTCAGGGCTTTATCTACGCTTCAAGTATTGTAGTTGCAATGCGCAAACTTAAACTTAAGACAGACGCTGATGGTAACAAGACTACAACAGTTAACGGTATTCGTGCGGCTTGTAAGATTATGAAAACACGTTATGCTAAACCGTTTGAGTCAGTACAAGTAGAGATTCCATATGAAACTGGTATGAGTCCTTACTCAGGTATGGTAGACATGTTAGAAGCTAAGAGCTTGTTATCAAAAGAAGGTAACAGTTTAGTCTACAAATTTGCTGATGGTACTACTATCAAACAATTCCGTAAAGCATGGGAACGTAACGAAGATAATAGTTTAGACAAGGTTATGAAAGAACTTTCATCTAATACCAAGATACTTAGTTCAGCAGAAGTTACAGAAGTTACTGAAGTAATCGATGAATCAGCTGACGCTTAAATTTAGTGCCACTGAATGTAATGGCTGGCCTAAACTTAAATTTTATTTAGATGATGATTTATATGAAGATTTTGTATTCACTGAATCATCATCTATAATTAAGTTGCCGCTGGCGCTAATTGATGGCGACCACGAGCTTGCTATAGAACTATACGGAAAAACAGGACAAAATACACAATTAGTAAATGGTCAGATAGTAGCAGACCAAACTGCTACATTAGAACAGTTACTCATTGACGATGTCCCTATTCCCAATTTTGTTAAATACAGTGGAATTCACTACTACCACGGTGGCGCACATCCGCAGAGCTTAGTTTGGGGACCAAACGGCATTTGGAAGTTAGCGTTTAAAACTCCAATTATTAATTGGATCTTAGAAGAAAAACAACAAGTTAGTCTGCATTATCAGTCAGCTGATACGGTATTAGGCGGGTATAATGAAGCAAAGAAGCAAAAGCTAATGTACTATCTAAAACAAATAGAAGAAATACTTCTAACCAATGGCTAAGTATTCTAAGGTTATGATAGTATCAACAGGCTTATTAAGCCTTGATCGCGCACCTGCAGCATCTGCATGGTTGGCTGGCATGTGTGAACGATATCCAATAGAATACGAAGTATTTGATTTTAACGTACACTTAAAAAATGTACTAGGTACAAGCCTTTGGGAAAAGTTATTTGTAATACCAGTAGAAGATGATGGGTTTCCATCTATGGACCCGGCATTACTGGTACAGGTTAAAGAAGCTATTGCTAGCGGAGTAGATTTAATCTTCCAGCACAGTCCGGATTTAATTGCTATGACTGTGTTAAGTTACATTCAATATCCTTATACAAAGTTAGTATTAGAAGCTATTAGAACAAAAACCGCAGTAACTATCATTGCCGGGGGCACTGGTATATCTTATCAAACATCACAAGGTAGCACAGTTGGTCGTAGATTATTAGACGAAAATCTATTAGACTATTATGTATTGGGCGAGGGTGATGATGTATTCAAGCTGTTCCTTGACGGTGAATTAGCATTAGGTATTAACCATAAAGATAACCAATGGGAAAGCTGGGTACCGCAGATTAATGAACTTGACGGCCTCACATTTCCTAGCTATAAAAAGATTAATCTAGCTGACTATGAACAAACAGAAATAAACAATAGATCAATGGCAACTGCTACTATAACAGGTAGTAGGGGGTGTGTACGTAGATGTACATTCTGTGACATTGGCCATGTATGGAAAAAGTTTAGATTTCGCTCTGCAGATGATATTGCTAAAGAAATTGTACAACATTACCTAGACACTAAAATTTTAAGATATCATTTTTCGGACAGTTTGATTAATGGATCTTTAAAACATTTTGTTGCCTTAATGGAGCGACTAGTAGAGCTACATACAGAGTATCCCGAGCTTAAAGATCTACAAATAGACGGGCAGTTTATTATTAGAGAAAAGAAACATCATCCTGAGTATATGTACGAACTTATGCGTAAGTCGGGAGTGTTTAGAGTAGAAGCAGGTATCGAGTCGGGTAGCGAACGTGTTAGAGAACACATGGGTAAGAAGTTTTCGGACGAGGATCTTGACTATCATTATGAAATGAGTTCTAAGCACGATATTACTAATTCGTTGCTATTATTTACAGGATATCCTACAGAAACTATCGAAGATCATCAAGATACTTTAAATTTATTAAAAAGATATCAAAAGTATCTTGTGGACGGTACTATATCTATGTTAGTATTAAGTGAGCCTATGATATTGTTACGTAATACACCATTGGCTAATATGCAAGACGAACTTGGGTTGGTATTATTTAATAATGAATACGGCAATACTTTGTGGACAGCAGACACTAATCCTACTTTCACCGTAGAAGAAAAATATCGCAGATATTTAGAAACAAATAGGTTAAGTTTAGAATTGGGGTATCCTCGATCATTTGATGTAGTGCAAAGGACAATAGATTTAATTAAAGAAATTTCTTATTTAAAACAAACAGATCAGATAGTTAAACAAAAATTTGAAGAGTTGATACATAGTATGATATTGGAGGAAGTATAAATGAGTATTGAAATAGATGTGGTGGGTGAAGTTTGGTTAACCTGCAAAGAATATATTAACCTTAAAGATAGACAAGCCGCTGCAGACCATTTAATCAGTGTAGTAGCTGACCATAATATTTTAGAGCGTGATCTTAAAGCAGTGGGAGGTACCGACAGCTACCTCAAACGTGCAGTTGAAGAATATTTAGGTGAAGCAGTTGAAGAACCTGATTATGATGAAGATGAAGGCGACGACTATTAATGTGGTATAGTCGTGTAGTTGCTAATCTAGGTAATATTCCAGATTTCATAACCCATTATGAAAATGAATTAGCGCAGGCTAAAAAAGAAGTTGGAACCTATGGTAATATTGAAAAAAATCTAGCAAATTTACCAGGTATTACAGAGCAACGATTTAATCAGCTACAGGAGATTGAAGCAGTGCTTAACTATCTTAATATACAACTACGAAAAATTCGTCAGACACATTATAAGAAATATTTAGAAGCCTATGCCCGTGCATTAACTAGTCGCGATGCCGAAAAGTACGCAGAAGCGGAAGATGATGTTATTGATATGGAAACTATCATTAATGAAGTGGCCTTGTTGCGTAACAAATGGCTAGGTATTATGAAAGGCTTAGAAAGTAAAAACTTTATGCTAGGACATATTACTCGACTACGTACAGCGGGAATGGAGGATGCTTCAATTGGCTAGACATAGTTTACGTATACTTGACTTAATACAGCAATATGACATATTTTTAGAAAGTATCCATCATATTGCTGATATGGGTTGCGGCACGGGAGAAGATACTACCTGGTGGGCAACCTTAATGAACAACGAAGATCCCCCACATCCGTATAACTTTGCCTGCCATGCTGTGGATATTGATGCTAGTAAACTAGCACAACTGCCCAATCTTAAAAATATTCACAAAAACAATAATAGCTTTGATGCTGATTATCTGTTCCCTGTCCCAATTGATTTTATCTGGGCACATGATAGCCTACAGTATAGCACTGACCCGCTACATACCTTACGTAAATGGAACGGATATCTTAATGTTAATGGTATGTTAGCATTAAGCGTGCCACAACATACAGGTATCGAATACGGTAGACAATACAGTAGAGGCTATAATGGTTGTATTTTTCATTATAATCCTATTATGCTAATTTATATGCTAGCGGTTAACGGCTTTGATTGTCGCGATGCATATTTGTTAAAACAATTTCAAGATCCGTGGATCAATATGGCTGTGTATAAAACTGATGTAGCGCCAATGGATCCTAAGACTACCACATGGTTTGATCTAATAGATAAAAATCTATTGCACCCTAGTATTGTTAACAGCATTAATGCAAATGGGTTTCTTAAGCAAGAAGAAATTGTAATGCCCTGGTTGGATAAAGAACTATATTTTATTGACTATATTAGTCAGCAGACAGAAATACCACCGGCCACTACAGATACGGGTATAATACCGGGTGAAGTTGTTCAATCGTCTGAACATACTATAGAACAGCCAGCCGCCACAGAAGTTAAAACAAAAACGTTTAAACCTATGCCACTAAAAAGTAAACCCCCAACTAGAAAGAGTTATAAGAGTGATTAATCGAGTTGTATTAGTCACGGGCGGATTTGATCCCCTACATAGCGGTCACATAGAATACTTTAAGGCCGCAAAGGCCTTAGGTAATATACTTGTTGTTGGAGTTAACAGTGATGCATGGTTAGCTCGTAAGAAAGGCCGCGCATTTATGCCTAGCACAGAACGGGTTGATATTATACAAAATCTTAAGATGGTTGATCATTGTATATTGTTTAACGATGATGACGATACTGCTATAGAAGCAATTAACAATGTTAAGATGATATATCCCAATAGTCAAATTATCTTTGCCAATGGCGGAGATCGCACAGCTAAGAACATTCCGGAAATGTCAGTCAAGGATGTGGTGTTTAAATTTGGTGTAGGTGGCCAAGATAAGCTCAACAGTAGCAGTTGGATTTTAGAGGAATGGAAAGCACCTAAAACCATTCGTTCCTGGGGTTATTATCGTGTATTACACGATGTTTCTGGAACAAAAGTGAAAGAATTAACCATTGATCCTGGTAAGGGCTTATCTATGCAACGACACAAACATCGTAGTGAGTTTTGGCTAGTCACAGAAGGTAAGTGTTGGGTAGCTAGTGGTGATAAACCTGCAGAAGAACTATGCAGACACGATACTATAGAAGTACCCGAGGCCGCTTGGCATCAACTAAGTAATCCCTATGATCAACCTTGTCGCATAGTAGAAATACAACACGGCGCACGGTGTACCGAAGATGATATTGAACGCAGATAAATACACTAATTAAGGTGCGGACATGAGAGCAAAAGATTTTATAATTGAACAATTAATAGTTGCCGAAGGGCGAGGATTATATGCCCGTACTCCTAACGATCCACCATTTACTGCTATAGAAGGTAATTCATTTGGTGCCACGCCCGGGACACCTTATCAATTTGTTGGAATAACAAATTATCCCACAGCTGGTGGGTTTAAAACACCTGAAGAAATACAGCCGCTTATAGCAGAAATTGAAGGAAAATTAAACCAACAAATTATTTGGGTTAATAGACAAACCAAAGGACATAAGGCATTTGGTATTGCAGAATTTGCAGGAGAACCAGGTAAAGTGTTTTATGGTAAATTCTTTGATCAAATACATCCTAACATGCACCATAAGTGGGATAACAAAGATGTTCCTGGTCTACAATCAGAACTTAAAGCAAGTAAAAAAGCCCGTGCTGGATTTAAACCACAAGATATTTTAGGTGACGTACAAACCTTTACAACAGGCAAGCAACTAATACAATATGTATTACAAAGTCCTAAATTAGATGAAAGTATTAAAGCGGGTATTGGTATGATTAGCCAAGGGCAATTACCAAGATTTCAAGGACAAGCTGAAAATTTAGAAGCTATTCGCGATAACCTAGGCGAAGTACTACAAAGTTTAGCAGTTACTAGTGGTATTGTGGGTGGTGACGCAGAAGAAGCTCGTAAAGTAGTACTAAATGGTGCTCCGTGGAATAAACTTGGCATTTACTTTCCATCAGGTAAGACTTATGGACTAGTAGATTTTTATCTAAGGTCGGGTAATTTTAGTCTTGGTGTAAGTTCAAAAGGTGGTAAAGGTGCACCTGCTAGTGTACGCAATCTCTACGAAGGTATCAATAACGCTAAGAAATCAGGTCAAGATCTAGAAAAAGAATACCCGATTGCAGCTGAAATTATTAGTATTATCAACAGAGCTGGTATGATTGATGGGCCGCTAAATTTAGCTGTGTCTATGGGTATGATTACCAATGCACAAGCAGATCAAGTTAAAACAATGATACAGACTCATCAGAGAGATAACCCGCCTGCCTGGACTAAGAGATGGACAGCTGGCTTTAATGCAGACCCTAAGAAAAATTGGAACTACGGCTATTGGACATTAGCATCAATTGCGGCTGTGGTAGCAGAACGTGTTAATGCTAATCCTAAATTCAGCGAAGGGTGTTTGTCATTCTTAAACTATGCTAGTATGATGCAGATGTACACACAGGCAAAAGCAGACAAAGGTGATGTACAGATTACAAATTTTACGGCTATATATCCACCGAACTTCCAAGGTACTATTGTGCTCAAAGCGGGTAAGAGTTATTATTCTTCCGGAATCAATCAAAAATACGTATTTGATTTCAAACCACAATAATATTTACAATCATAGTTGACATCTATCCTAAGTTATGTTATACTAGTTTTTTACTAACAACTTAGGATATCTAAATGGCCGCACTAAAAAGTTCCATAGAAGTATACAATATTGATGACGCTCTAGCAGTGTTTGGCAATAATCAATTCCAATTGATTTTAGCAGCATCAATACGTTCTAGAGAAATTGCCACCCAACGTACATTCCAAGAACGTAATGGGATTAAGATGACATATGAAAATAAATCCAATGTAACAGCATTGTATGAGATTGCTAACGGTACGGTTGGTAAAGAATATTTAAATAAAGTTCGATAGGAGAACAGCATGGCAAAAACAAACTCAACATTTAAATTTGGTAAAATGAACAAGATCAAATTGGCTAATATCATTGATCCTGTAGCACGTGGCATTTTTAAACGAGCTATGATTGATGCACAGTCTACTTATGTTGCTAATAAAGGTCGTAAGTTTAGTGACCCGGCATTGAGTCAAAAACCTAATCGTGGGCCGGCTCCAACGGCGGCTGAATAATGGATTATAAAGTCGCAGACATAGGCCTAGCCGCTTGGGGCCATAAAGAAATAGCAATTGCGGAAACAGAAATGCCGGGACTAATGGCAGTACGTGAAGAATACAAACTAACACAACCACTCAAAGGTGCTCGTATTGCAGGTAGTCTACATATGACTATTCAAACTGCGGTGTTAGTGCAGACACTTATTGCATTAGGCGCTGAGGTACGTTGGAGTTCATGTAACATTTTTTCAACACAAGATCATGCCGCGGCTGCATTGGCAGACTTGGGTGTTCCTGTATTTGCTTGGAAAGGTGAAACCGAAGAAGAGTATTGGTGGTGTATCGAAAAGACACTTAGCGGTCCAGATAATTGGCGCCCCAACATGTTATTAGATGACGGGCATGATCTAACCTATTGGGTACACCACAACCGTCCAGACTTGTTAAATGACATTCGCGGTGTTACTGAAGAAACAACTACAGGTATTCACAAAATTAACGAAGCAATTGCCAATGGTCAATTCCACTTACGTGCTATCAACGTTAACGACAGTGTAACTAAAACTAAGTTTGACAATTTATACGGTTGCCGCGAATCTTTAGTGGACGCGATTAAGCGTGCTACGGACGTAATGATCGCCGGTAAAGTGGCGGTGGTGGCAGGCTACGGTGATGTAGGTAAAGGCAGTGCAGCTAGTCTACGTGCTCTGTCAGCTCAAGTTTGGGTAAC